CTGTCTCGGACCCATGCCTGCAAGGAGTGACTTAATGATATTAAACGAATTGACCAGTGTGCCTTCGAGCGCGATTCCGGTCACAGCGTTTTCGGAACATCTGAATTTGGGTTCCGGCTTTTCCGACTCCGGCGATCAGGATTCCATTTTGGAGACCTATTTGCGTGCGGCCTTGGCAGCCATTGAAGCGCGTTTGGGCATAGCACTGTTCCGACGTCGATTTTCCTGGGGGCTTTATGCTTGGAGCAATCCAAACACCCAGAGGTTGCCGGTTTCTCCTGTTCAAGCGCGTGCCTTCCGCATCTGCCGCATAACGGAAGCGTCGAGATCGTTTTTGAGGCTGGTTATGGGGCGTCTTGGGACGCAATACCTGCGGATCTTCGTCAAGCCGTTTTGAAGTTGGCGGCTCAGCACTATGAGGATCGGACTGGTCATTCGGCTGGTCAATTTCCAACGGGTGTTTTGACTCTTTTGGAACCTTATCGTGTTCATCGCTTGTCTGGGGGTGGCGCTTGACCTTTTCTCCCAAATTAGACCGCAGGCTTGATCTTGAAGATCGCTCGAGATGGGACGCGCATTTACGGAATTGCCGCGGTCTCCGAGAACAATAAGAGCCAACTTTATTTAGATTGCTGGGCTGAAGAAGGGATGGGCGAATGACCTATGCGCTTTCAGCTCCATTGCAGCGGGCGGTTTACGAAGTGCTTACTGGAGATCCCGGGCTTCAAGCTCTTGTTGACGGCCATATTTACGATGGGCCGCTTCCCTTGGAGACCTACGATAGTCCCGTTGATTACGTGACATTGGGAAGCCGGTAAGACGATTGCCGGAGCCATTTGTGACGTTCTGTTGGATGCGCAATTGCCTTTGAGCCGTGGCCAGCTTGTTTATCTGCGATTTTTGAAGGCTCGTGCAGTGGTTGGACCTCCTCCGTCGCGGCGGACCATTCAATTGAATTTCCGTGCCTTTGTTGAAGACACATCATCATAATTTGGGAAAAACTTTATGACTGCTCAAAATGGTAAGGACCTTCTCATCAAGGTCGATATGGATGGCGCCGGTCAGTTTCAGACGATGGCGGGTTTGCGGGCGACGCGGATCACGCTGAACGCTCAGACGATTGATGTGACGAACATGGGGAGCGAAGGTGGCTGGCGCGAACTATTGGCTGGCGGTGGCGGCCGTTCGGCGGCGATAACCGGTTCCGGTGTTTTTCGCGATCAGGCGTCTGACGAGCGTGCTCGGGCGATCTTTTTTGGTGGAGAGATGCCGGATTTCCAGATTTTCGTACCCGACTTCGGGATTGTGGAAGGGCCGTTTCAGATCACCTCCATCGAGTATTCGGGTAATCATGACGGAGAGGCTGTCTATGAGATCGCTCTGGCGTCAGGCGGTCAGCTTCAGTTCACGGCCATCTGATGATTAATCGGCATCGTGGTGAAGTGGAGATCGAAGTCGACGGTCAGGTTCGCGTAATGCGTCTGACGCTTGGGGCCTTAGCGGCTCTTGAGGATGGGCTGGGGGCGAAGTCTCTGGTCGATCTGGTTGAAGGCTTTGAGACTGGTCAATTCAAGGCGCGTGATCTTTTGTTGTTGCTTTGGGCTGGCCTCAACGGCGGCGGTTGGGAGGTGTCTTTTGAGGAAGTGGGGGATGCACGCATTGGCGGCGGACCTCTATCTGCGGCGAAGAATGCAGCTCACCTCCTGGCGCTCACATTTGGATCGGACGCGCCGTGAACGGGATTTCATGGGATGATTTGATGCGGTTTGGATTGTGTGACCTGCGTCTGTCTCCAGAGGTTTTCTGGAGCCTTACCCCAGTGGAATTGATGATGATGAGCGGCCAAGACAAACGGTCGGCTGCGGTCAGAAGTGCGGGTCTTGATGCATTGATGCTGAAGTTCCCTGATAAGAAATCGGAGTAATTATGGCGGATTTTGAAGATAGCTCACAGCGGTTGGAAACGGCCTTACAGGATATTGAGACCAGTATCTCCGGGACCGAGGCCGTCAGTTCGACCTTTCGCGTGGAAGTGGAGGAGATGACCCGTTCCATGGCGCTGGCTTCCAAGCAGGCGACTGGCTTGTCTAAGTCTGTGGGAACATCTCTGAGGTCCGCTTTTGACAGCTTGATTGTTGATGGTGACAAGCTTTCCAATGTGGTTGGAAAACTGGGTTCGAGCATTGCCTCAAAGGCGTTTTCGAGTGCTTTGACACCTGTGACTGACGCGCTCGGAGCGGCGGTTACGGGCGGCGTTTCGTCGCTGGTGGCTGGTTTTATGCCGTTCAAGAACGGCGGCGCGATTTCTGCAGGTCGTGTTCGGGCCTTTGCGAATGGCGGTGTGGTCGATGGGCCGACTTCTTTTTCCATGCGCGGAGGTTCAGGCCTCATGGGAGAGGCGGGGCCCGAAGCGATTATGCCATTGGCGCGCGGCGCTGATGGAAAGCTCGGCGTGCGCACAGGTGGTGGTGGTTCGGCTGTGCATGTGACGATGAATATTAGCACGCCGGACGCTGAGAGTTTTCAACGATCCAAAACGCAAGTTGCGGCGCAACTGACCCGTGCGATATCGCGCGGTAACCGCAATCTTTGAGGAATTCATCTATGTCATTTCATGAAATTCGATTTCCCGCGGCGGTCTCACTGGGCTCGACTGGTGGGCCGGAACGCAAGACCGACATTGTTACGCTCAACAACGGATTTGAGGAGCGGAATGCGGTTTGGGCTCATTCGAGGCGCAAATATGATGCGGGTGTTGGGATGACATCACTGGATGATCTGTTCGAGGTTGTCGCGTTTTTCGAGGCTCGCATGGGTCGTTTACATGGGTTTCGTTGGAAAGACTGGGCGGATTTTAAGTCCTGTTTGGCGAGTGATGCCGTCGTTCCGACGGACCAGAATCTTGGGATGGGTGACGGTGTTGCCACTGATTTTGCTTTGAGGAAGGCTTATTCCTCGGGCGATGAAACGTATTGGCGACCTATCCAAGTTTGATGTTCCGGTGCGCTTTGAACTGGATACAATCGAAACCAGTGTGACCAGTTTTTCCGCAGGTCAAATACCCAATGTTCCTGTCGTTGAGGTGCGTGTCTGATGCGTGACATTGATCCTCGGTTACAGGCGAAATTGGACAGCGGGGCGACGACTCTTTGTCGGTGTTGGCTGGTGGAACGCTCGGATGGAGCGCATTTTGGATTCACCGATCATGACATCGATTTACAGTTTGACGGTTTTGAGTTTCAGGCAGGTACAGGGCTGAATGCGGCGGCGATTGAGAGTTCGACCGGATTGAGCGTGGATAATACGCAAGCTGTTGGAGCCTTGAGTGCAGTTGGATTGACTGAGGAAGACATAAGCGCTGGATTGTTTGATCGGGCTGCTGTTCGGTTGTGGCTCGTTGACTGGACCGACCCCATTCTGAAGGTACTTCTGTTTCGCGGTTTTCTTGGAGAGATCCAACGGGGCAAAGGAGCCTTTGAGGTCGAGCTTCGAGGCATGTCTGAGGTTCTCAACAAGCCGGTAGGGCGCAGTTACATTCCGGAATGTGATCGTCTTCTTGGTGATGCAAAATGCGGTGTGGACTTGCGCACACCGGGCCTCTCAGTGATTGCGCAGGTCGCATCTGCGAGAGACAACCGGACTATATGGGCCGCTGGAATTGAAGGCTTTGCTGTTGGCTGGTTTTCATTCGGAACTCTCGAATGGTTAACCGGAGCGAATAAGGGCGCTGTTGGTAAGGTCAAATTTGATAATGTCAAAGGGTCTGAGCGGGTCGTGGAGATTTGGGGTGAAGCAGCCCATGAGATCGAGGTTGGTGATCAATTCAAATTGGTGGCTGGTTGCGATAAAGCTGCGGATACCTGCCGGATAAAATTCAGCAATTTCAACAATTTTCGCGGGTTTCCGCAAATGCCCGGAGAGGATTGGGTCTCCGCATACCCCAGTTCTGGCGGTCTTCATGATGGAGGTAGCCTGAAAAATGGATGACGTTTTGTGGCGAACAAACATTGTGGCAATCGCCAGACGATGGATTGGGACGGCTTACTGTCATCAAGCAAGTCTTGAAGGTGTCGGCGCGGATTGCCTTGGTTTGTTTCGCGGGATTTGGCGGGAGTTGCATGGTCGTGAGCCTTCCGTTTTGCCGGTTTATAGTTCTGATTGGAATGTCGCAGATAGCGAACGATTGAGCGTGGCTGCGCATCAGTTGCTGATCCATTTGGAGGATGGTGCCCAAAATACGGGAGACCTCATCTTGTTTCGTATGCGGGATGCAGGCCCTGCGAAACATTTGGGTATTCTGGCTCAGGACTCCCGTGAAAGACCGACATTCATCCATTCATATTCGTTACACGGCGTTGTGGAATCAGCGTTGACGTCACCTTGGCTCCGTCGGGTTGACGGATATTTTGCGATCCCCGCTAGGAGTTCTTAATGGCAACTTTGGTATTATCAGCTGCAGGGGCCGCCATTGGTGGCTCTGTCGGTGGCACTGTTTTGGGCCTGTCCACAGCGGTGATCGGAAAGGCGGTCGGGGCGACGATTGGCTCTGCAATTGATCAGAAGATCATGGGATCGGGCTCGCGCGCCGTTGAAACTGGTCGGGTCGATAATTTTCGTATTTTGGGAGCTGCTGAAGGAGCTCCCATCCCGCAGATTTATGGGCAGATGCGCGGAGCGGCTCAGGTTATTTGGTCTAGCCGTTTCTTAGAGAAGAAAGCATCTCAAAAGACCGGTAACAAGGGCAACCGGACCACCGTTGTGTCCTATTCCTATTCGGTGTCCTTGGCGCTGGCTCTTTGTGAGGGAGAGGTTACGCGGATTGGTCGTGTTTGGGCTGATGGTAACGAGATATCGTTGGAAAACACAACGTGGCGTCTGCACAAGGGCGACGAGACGCAAATGCCCGATCCATTGATCGAAGCGATTGAGGGGGCGGGGAATGCGCCTGCTTATCGTGGAACCGCATATATTGTATTTGAAAATCTCGAGTTGGGAGTGTTCGGCAATCGCATTCCGCAATTCAATTTCGAGGTTGTTCGGCGCGTTAAGGAGGTCGGTTCAGATCCTTTAATCGATCCATATGACACCTTAAACGCCGTTGCTCTCATTCCGGGAACTGGTGAATACGCGCTGTCTACTACGCCTGTGCGTTACAATTTTGACAAGGGCGTGTCGCGGTCAGCCAATCAGAACAGCCCAGCGCGTGTCTGGCGAAACCAGAACCAGTGCGCAGGCGGTCAGTCGTATTGACGGTAAATCTGTCTTTGGTGGAACTACTTGTGATGCGTCGGTTTTGGAAGCGATTGCCAAGCTGAAGGCCGATGGCAATGAGGTGATGTTCTATCCTTTTGTTCTGATGGATATCGGGCCGGAGAACACTCTGATCAACCCTTACTCAGGGCTTCTTGGACAACCGGTATTTCCTTGGCGAGGGCGCATTACACTTGATGTGGCTCCTGAAAGAGCGGGTACCTCTGACCTGACCGATCGCGCACCGGAACAGGTTCAAGCGTTTTTTGGACGAGCCACACCTGCAGATTTTACGCGTTCGAATGGCGTTGTTGATTATTCCGGACCTGAAGATTGGGGCTATCGTCGCTTCATTTTGCATTATGCGCATCTCTGCGCCGAAGCGGGTGGAGTCGCTTCGTTTATTATCGGTTCCGAGTTGCGTGGCATTACCCAGATTCGGGATCACATGGGCGGTTTTCCAGCCGTCGATGAGTTGATTTCTCTGGCCGATGATGTTCGCCAGATTATGGGTTCATCGGTTGATATTTCTTATGCGGCCGATTGGTCTGAGTATTTTGGATATCACCCGCAAGATGGCTCTGGTGACGTTTGGTTTCATCTGGATGATTTGTGGGCTTCTGCGAATGTCGATTTTATCGGGATCGATAATTATATGCCGCTTTCGGATTGGCGGGACAGTTCCGATCATTTGGACGCGGACCATCACAGATAGAGGATTTGGAGTATGGCGAGGATTGGGTGTTCCGCTATAAAGACTTAAAGTCCTGGTGGAGCAATCCGCATCACAATCGTCCCGGAGGCAATCGGGATGTTTCTCCGACATCATGGGTGCCTCAGTCCAAGCCTATTCGGTTTACCGAGTTTGGCTGTGCTGCGATTGATAAGGGCACTAACCAACCCAATGTTTTTGTGGATGCTAAGTCGTCAGAAGGATTTGTGCCTTATCATTCTACGGGTGGTCGGGATGATTTCATCCAGTATCGGTATTTTCAGGCGCATTTGAACCATTGGTCGAAGCCTGAATCCAATCCCGTTTCCGTGCTCTACAATCAGCCGATGGTTGATATGTCTCATGCTTACATTTGGGCAGATTGCGGATCGTTCAGGTTTTTCGAATGTGGATGTTAGCAACTTGCATGGCTCTGTTCGGGGCTACATCGTCAATGGCACACAATCGGCACGCCAATCCTTGCAACCTCTTATGTTGTCCCATGGATTTGAATGCAGTGAGATTGGTGAAGACATTGTCTTTAAAAATAGATTGGGTTCGACGCCTCAGACTGTTGACGAAAAAGAATTGGCGACGGATCAGAAAACTGACGCGGTCAGCTACACACGTACTCCTGATTTGGAGTTGTCCTCAGAAGTAAAAGTTAATTTCTATCAGGCCGAGAACGCTTATCAGCAAGGCGCGGCTACTGCCGTGATCCCGGATCAATCCGAGCCAATAGTGACAAGTCTGGAGGTGCCAATTGCTCTGAGCGCGACTGAAGGGTCGCATTTGGCGTCTCGTTTCTTGTCAGAGGCGCATATTGCGCGGGATGAGGCCGTATTCTCGCTTCCTCCATCCATGCTTGGCATAACGGTTGGGGATATCGTTTCATTTGGAGAGGGTGCTGCAGATAAGCTCTTCCGGATTGACCGGCTTGAAGAGACCAGAGCGCGGACTTGTCATGCGGTTCGGGTCGAGCATGGGGTTTACCAGCGCGGAGGAGCGACCGAGCGCTCTCCGCAAGAGCCCAGCTTAGCCATACCGTCTCCGGCCTATGTGGAATTTTTGGATCTTCCTTTGATCACCGGTGAGGAGGTTGCGCATGCGCCTCATATTGCAGGGTCTGGTCGTCCTTGGGTGGGATCGCTCTCTGTCTACACTTCAACGAGCAACAGCGGTTACGTTTTGGATCGCGAGATACAATCCCCGTCGGTTGTGGGTACCACTAAGAATGCTCTGCCAAAGCGTGCGCCTGATTTGTGGTCCGTTTCAGATCGATTGATTGTTCGTGTGCCGTCAGGGGTCTTAGAAAGTAAGACGCGTGAGGATGTGTTGAATGGAGCGAATATTGCGGCGCTTCGGGCTCCTGATCAGACAGATTGGGAATTGCTTCAATTCCAAAATGCGGTCTTGGTGGGGGCGGGCGAGTACGAGTTGTCCGGGTTTTTGAGAGGGCAATTCGGAACCGATGCAATTATGCCTGAATGATGATCCGGGTTTTGCGCATTTCAAACTGGCTTTTGCAGGTGTCGGATTGCGCCCTTATGCGCCAGCTCAATTGAGAGCGCGGCTGCTCGCAAACGATAATATCAAGCTTAACTGGGTGCGTCGCACGCGGATTGACGGCGAAAGTTGGCAGGGCACGACCACCCCGTTCCAATTTGAAGTTGCACAGGTTTCAGCCCAATTCGGGCCCGGACCATTTAAGAGGATCTCATTTGATGGCTGAAACATCTCAGTTTAACCTGCCTTTATTGTCCGCAAGTCAGGCTCAAAAGAGCGTGACTGTGAATGAAGCGCTTTCAATTCTGGATGCGGTTGCCCAGCTGCGGATTGTTAGCAGTACGACCACGACGCCTCCTTCGGACGTTGTGGAGGGCGATGCCTTTATGCTGCCGGTCGGTGTTGGAGGAGACTGGTTTGGAGAAGCGGGGCGATTGGCGATTAGCTGCAACGGGGGATGGCGCTTTGTGACACCCAAAGTGGGCTGGCACGCCTTTAATATTGAAACCGGCACGACGCAGCTTTTTGATGGAACAGCCTGGCTTGAGTCCACTTTGGCAGCCACTCAGAGTGGAACAGCTACGGAATATGAAATCGTTGAGACGGATCATATTTTGACGGCGGGAGTGACGTCTTCTACCGCTCCAATTATTCCTCAAAACGCGCAGGTCATCGGCGTTACTGGTCGGATTATCCAAGGTTTCACGGGGTCATTGACCAGCTGGAAGCTTGGAATTGATGACATCGGAGAGGCTCCCCAGCGCTTTGGTTATGGCCTTGGTTTGGATTTGAATTCCTATGTTGTGGGCATGAGCGGCTCACCGACAACATACTATTCCAACACACCATTGTTGTTATCAGTCGCACAATCGAGGCACTTCTGGAGGATGGGGTTGAGTGATAGCCTGGCTGCTTCGATCTCTTCGCCACAATCAGAGCAATAGCCGAATTCGCCGTCATCAATTCTTTTGATGGCGGCGTTTAATTGCGTCGTTTCAATCTGTCGCAACCTATGAGTGGCATCCGCTATTGCTTTGCGCTCAATGGCATCCATGCGCGTTAAACGACCTGTAGATTGTTGATCCAATTCCACGGTTTCACGAGATGATGCCGCGACATCCGAATGCGCGCGAAAACCCTGATTTGGTATATCTAAGGTCAAACGCGCCAAATGGAGAATGGGATGGCTCAAGCACAACAGAAGCTTACAACAGTCGATCCGGTTTGGGATAGAATTCTTCAAGAGGGTGAAGTGATGGTCTCTAAAGAGCCGTTGATGGGCAGTCTTGTCCATGCGGGGGTTCTGCACCATGCGCGTTTGGAAAAGGCTCTCTCTTATCGTCTGGCACTCAAATTGAGCTCCGGTGAGATGTCTGAATCCATTCTTCGAGACATGGTCGATGTTGCGCATAAAGACGATCCAAGTCTTGGAGAAGCCGCTGACCGCAAGGACATGGCCTATTTTATCCAAATGCGCACGTCAGAGGTCTTTGGAATCGACGTTCATCCCAACGCGACCATCGGTGTTGGCATTATGATCGATCATGCGCATTCAATTGTGATTGGCGAGACTGCAGTTGTTGGGGACGATGTCTCCATGCTGCATTCAGTCACTTTAGGTGGAACCGGCAAAGAAGATGATGATCGCCATCCTAAGATCGGAAATGGTGTATTGATCGGTGCTGGAGCAAAAATTCTCGGTAATATCACCGTAGGATATTGCAGCCGTATTGCCGCTGGTTC